CTGCTTGTGAAAGTATTTCTCTTTTCTTTAAATCCTTCTTTTCAGCATATCTTTGAAGTAATTCATGATACTCTGCTTCTAACTCGTTATCTAGTTTAGATAATTCAATTTCTACCTTTTCATTAACACTGCTAATGTACTCTTTAGCTTTCTCAATTCTGTTTTTAGATAAATCTATAATGTCCTTTATATCTTGCCTTTGCTCATTATATTTAAGCTTAATTTCGGACTTCTCCCCCTCTGCAGTTGCTTTTATGCTCTCAACTTTAGAGTTATAGTTTTCTTGAAGTCCCTTAGCTTCTGATATCCATTTATTAATATCTTGCGCTTCTTTTACCTTAGAGTAATACTCTTGGACATTCACATCTTTCCATTCTTCTCCATCGTATTCCGGTGGTAAATCATCCACTATTGATTTAATCCTAGCTTCTAATTCCTTAATCTCTCTGTTAACTTCTGCACGGTCATTGTAATACTTAGTTTCTATAGCTTTTAAAATAATGAGTATGTGATCTGTATAGTCTATATTGTCAGTGAGTTCACCAAACCAATTAATGACATCTTCTTTGCTCCAGCCTATTTCTAACATGCTAAGAAGTGATTTAGTCTGCTCTTTCACTGAAAGATTTACCCAATCTAAAGGCCTAAATATATTTCCATTTACTAAATCCCTAAGAAACTTTTCTGTAGAAGGTACTCCTTCATCAGCCTTTCTTATTTTTAGATAATCTGCTTTATCACTTCTAATTCTTCTGTTTACCTCTAAACCATCATCAAGTTCTACATACAATGCTGCTTCATCAGTTCCATGTCTTACTACTTCCGTTCTTCTACTTTTGTTAGTGAAGGTCTTTTCTAGTGCTTCAATTACAGAAGTCTTTCCTTCTCCATTTGGTCCTCTAAGGATATTGATTTTAGCTGCTTTTATCTCTTGCTCTTCAATACCTAAAAAGTTCGCTATTCTCAGTAATGAAATTTGACTCATTCTTTACTTCCTCCCTCTTATTTAAGATTTAATTCGTTCCAGGTCCCACTCACCAAATACAGTTCTACCAAATCCGGAATAACCTTCTGTGGTTACATCTAACATGCATAATCCAGTACGACCTTTACGAATTATAACTCCCTCTATATTTGTTCCTTTAACCTTTACCGGTTCGCCTATTTTCATATTTCCACCCCCTAGTAAATAATTCGTGCTATAGCTAGCAAGGAACCAAATACAATAGATATTGCTAATAAACACCTTATGCTATACAACAATTCGTACTTAAATCTTTTACTACATCCCTTGCAGGTCTGACATCTTTTCATTACACATCCCCCATTATAATTATTGATTCAACTTTTAAAACTGTTCATTATACTCTCTGAAACTTGAATAGATTTTTGCGTTAAACATACTTTTAAGGTAATCAATTAATTCCTGTGCTTTTTCTTTAGTTCTAAAAGCAGCCACCCCTAAAGTAAATTTATTGTATTCAATAATAAAATTTCTACTACGTTTCTCTACCTCTTCTTGACTAAAACCTATTTTTGAAAGCTCTTCTTCTGAAACAATCATTGCATCTCTTGTATTGTCTTTGTATAAATGTTGATATACGTAATATTTCATGTTTCTCACCTACCTTAAATTTTTTTTACCCTCACGTTGGAGCTGTTTGAATAATTTTTACGATATTATTTACTAAGACAATTAAGCCTTTCTTGATAAACTGTATGTCTTTTGCTTTTCATGATTTATACCTGTATATATAAGTTTGTAATCATTAAATTCTATACGTCCAAATGCCATATCTCTAGCATCATATATAAAAGCAACACCAGGTTCCATTTTTCCTAATTTGCATCTCATAGAACCAAATTCAGTATTTAATCTAATTTCCATACTTCACTTACCTCTTTTCATTTTTTACCCTCCGTAGAGCCACTTTAATAATTTTCAAATTTTAGTAATCTTTTAGAGTTCTCAGCATAGAATATATTGAGAAGGTCTATGCAAATTTTTTAAATTAAGTTTTTTATAAAAGGCATTACTGCCCTTTCTTCTCTGTAGTGTATAAATTTTTAATTGATTCGATTTCATTAAGTTCAAGTTCTTGTAATAAAACATCTGCGATAAGTTCTGCTTGATGTTTAAGAAAATCTTCTTCACTAGTTGGGTAATGATGTACTATTGTATACTCCATTCTGTTCCCCTCGCATATTTTTACTATAATTAATATATTCATTAGCCTTACGTTGTGTTACCACTTCCAAAGTTCTTTATTAATAAGATCATTAGGTTCAACTTTTAGTGCTTTACACAACTTACAAGTTATAAATAAGCTTGGATTGATGTATTTACCACTTTCCATTTCACTCAAATACCCTCTTGCAACTCCACTTTCGTGACTTAATTGAGATATAGATAATCTCCTCTCTTTCCTAATCTCTTTTATCTTTAGTGATTCCATTGTTTCCACCTCTTTCAAGTTAAAGAATATTTAACTCTGTTTTAATTTTTAAAAACTACATAAACTAAATTAAGTACTCATTATGCGTACCGAATCTTTAAAAAAAAGTTCATCTACCGTAGTATTAAAATAATCAGCAATCATTTTTGATTCTTCTAGAGTGAAGGATTTTTTACCATTTTCTTTAAAGTTATAGGTATTCAATCCAATGCCCAACAATTTAGCCATATCCTCTTGTTTTACAGATTTTAAGGTTCTATACGCTTTTAGCTTTAGATTAACCATAATTAATTTATCACTTCCTTCATTTATACGCTTAGTGCGTACTTGGTATGTTTATATAATAGTACACTTTATGCGTACTTGTCAATAACTATTTTGCACTTTTTTTAAAAAAATATTCTATATGCGTACAAAGATTTTAAAAAGTACGCAAAACATATATAATATAACAAGATAGGAGGGTGAAAAAGATGGAATTGAAAGATAGAATAAAAGAGCAACGATTACTTCATGATTTAAATCAAGCTGATCTAGGTAAACATCTAAATGTATCTAAACAAACTGTTTCAGGATGGGAAAATGGATATCGTACGCCAGATATTGTTACTATATCTAAGCTAGCTGATTTCTTTAATTGCAGTACTGACTACTTGCTCGGAAGAACTGATAATCCCTCTTCTAAAATACTGAAAACTAATTATAAAGGGGATGAATTCGAAGTTGAAATTGATAAGAATTATCCTCATGATTTAACTCCTGAGGACGTAGAATCCTTACTTAAACAATTAAGAAAAACTGGATTTGATGTTGATACATTAATTAAAAATACAAGAATTAAATAATTACCAAAAAGACTATGACTTTAAATTAAGTTCTATAGTCTTTTTTTATAAAAATCTAAGCGAAAGGTGTTTTAGTCTATGGATGTTAATAAAAATAACTTTGATAACTACTTTTCACTTTTTGAGCATGCTAGAGAGCTTGAAAAAAGTGGTCATTTAGAGGAGGCTTTAGATATTTATCTTAATATCTTAAGTGAATATTCTCCTGAAGGCTCATTATATTATGAGCGCCCAGCCATTATTTTAGAGAAATTAAGACGTTATGACGAATCATTAAAGATTTGTAATCTAGCTATAAAAAATCAACATGATTTGAATCTACATTTTTCTAAAGAAGACTTCCAATATAGAAAAGAACGGTTGATTAAAAAAATTAAAAAACCCACTCTTGATAAAACTAAATCAAAAAAACCAAAGTTAGTTAATGATAACTTAGATATAGAAGTATTAAATAAACCATCTATATCTAATGAAATTAATTATCCTGATTGGTATATTAGTATATCTTTTGGCTATTCCAAATCTAGTAATTTCCCTCAAGCCTTGGCTTTAGCTAAAACAGCCCCACAATTTGTAGAAAATGATGTGGATGGTAAAAAGTTATATCAATCTATATATTCTCATAAACCAAAAGAATACTTACAATTTATCAAATTATATGAATTAATAAATCAATGGAAATCTTGTTTTGTTATAGTAAATGGTCAACTAATGGATCGTAAGATAGTTGGTGGTTTAAATTACTGTTACGGTGATAAGTGTCGTTCTGGTAACGCAGATTTTTGTTATGGTGCTAGTGATATGACTAAAAACCCATTTGGATGTCATAGACTACAAATTAGTGCTTATAACAATCCTTGGTGGTCATATGGTATATTTGATACTAAAGGTCTTTTTCACGTAGATAAAGACTCTATACGAAAGCGCATATCTGAATATTCAACTCCTTACATTATGTGTCCTTGTTTTTCTATTGATAGAATAAATGTTGCTTTAAATAATCTTCCTGACATAATTAATCCCCATACTGATTCACGTTGGATAAAGTCATTCAATGGTGTATCTCCTTCTGATTATAATTGTATGTCTACCATTCATTTAGGTTCACATATAAGTGATGACTGGTTAAAAGAAAATATTTCAACTAGCGAGGATAAAAATCCAAGTGAAACCCATGCTAATATTAATTTAAATAAATCATCACTATTTTCTAAAATATTTTCATTCTTCAAAAAATAATATCCTCCAAAAACTTACAGGTGTATAAAATCTGTAAGTTTTTTTGTAATTCGTTAACCATTTTTGTAGATATATTCAAAAACGTTCTGTATACAGACAATTACATTTAATAAAGCACTGTGCAATAATTTATATATAGTTATTCTATTATATTGAAAATTATTTATAATAAAGTTATAATAATAACAAACGTATGTTTGTAATATGGAAGGGGTTAATGTAATATGAGTATTAAATTGGGGGATTTTAATATCTTAGAAATGAAAGTTAATGAACAAGTTATTTAT